TCCAAGACTGTTCACACAGGGAACAGATGTTCAAGTGGGCTACTTAGTCAATGAGATATATTTAGGTTGCATGTACAATACCAATAGACAGAACAAAACACAGGATTCTTTTGCAATTCTTGATAAAATTTGGAAGCTGGAACACAAACTTGAGGAGGAAATGGCAAGTCGACCTGACCCACAGAGAAAATCAAACCACCTGTTTGGCCAACACTCTCTGGATGAGGACGTCAAACACTGCCTCTCCAAGAAACCAGAAGACCATTACTATTCCATTAAGGCAGCCAGGCATGGATACCAGTTGTTGAAAAGAAGAAATGAAGGATTTTACTCAAAGAAAGACATCAACAGAATATTGGACAAAACATTGGATCAATTTTCTACCTTCAAGGCCAGTGTTGAGGAGATAGTTGAGACCATTGCTGAAGAGGGAGATTTTGATGATCGTGCGAAGGTCCTTGGGAAAAGAAAGAAATGCATAGTCTATGCTGATATTCTCATAGGCCTCTCAAAGCTGACCCTGAGAGATGTTTTAATAGAGGAGTTGTCAAAAGAGAATGGGTTTGTGCAAGTGTTGATACAAATTTTCAAGAAGAATCAATGGGGTGGAGTGAGAGAAATTCTCATTCTCAAGATGGCCTCAAGGATCTGCATACATTTTTGTGAGAGGATAGCAAGACTGCTGGCAGAGTCAGATGACAGAGAGATGCTCACACATGGTGGCAATAAACAAACATCTATGAGAGAAGATCATGATTCCTTAATCAAAGAACATCCAGCAATAAAAAAGGGTTTGATGATTCGAAGGTCATCGGATATGACAAGGTGGTGTCAGAAATTCATAAATTGGATATTCACACCATTGTTTGAGGATCTGGGAGATGAAATGGTGTCAAAGGCAGCCATCTGTGTGACAGGATCCCATATGTTGAAGAGAATTGAATATCCAAGGGAGTTAGTGAGAATGTGGCTCAAATACCCAGACATCAAGCATAATTCGAAGGACATGCAAATGGCAAAAGAAAAATTCCTCAAGGATCTCACAAGTTCAATGACAAACACCTCAAACATGGGTCAAGGGATCTTTCATTTTTGCTCAACCACCTTGGCCTTGGCGAACACTGAGTTCTCAGACGACTTGTTTCTGAAATGGCTGAAGATTCGAAGACTCCCACAGGCTGTGTTCT